GTACGCGCTGCCGTCGGGGCCAACCCATGCCCCCGCCCAGTTTTGAAACGGCCAACGCTTTACCCAAGTGATCGTTATTACGGTTTGGTCAATCGGAATCGATACGGGGCTCGTGTTGATATCTACGGCCTTCCCCGCGATATCCGTACCCGTTACCCACGGCGCGGTGGTGAACGCATCGCCGGAAATGACATCGGCCGGTGGCGTGACGTCGGCCCGGTAGGCCGGGGTCATCCTGGGCCGCGAGACCACGCCCACGGAAATCTGTGGGCTCCCGATCGTGGTGCCGTCTGCGTTGAGTACCGGCCCGAATCCCGACGCGGTGAATTCCACGCGCCACATATTCGGGTCGTCGGGGTGCTCGACGCATGAGATTTCCCGAACGAGCATCGGCCCGAACGAAAGCGATACCGGGTCATCGACCCACGCGGACCCGTTCCACTCGCGGAGGACGGCCCCCTCCATGATTCCGATGCCGAGCGTGGTATCAAGGCTCGCAAGCTTGCGTAGCACGGTCTGCGACGTGACGCCCGATTCGCCCGTCGTATCGACGAGCACCACGCCCCCCGAGGTCACGGGCTCAAATGGCTTCGCGTCAAGGTCATCATTTCCCCGAAGTAGGTAGGCGCTCCACGTCATTTCGGTATCTCCATGCGGGCCGCGGTCGCCTTTGTGCTCTTCGCTATCGCCATGAGCGCATCGACGTCAAGGCCCGCCATCGTCGGGGCAAGGTCGTTGACGGTTCGTTTCGTCATCCCGCCCATGTCCATCCGGGAGAGCTCTTCGGGCGTGATCGCCTGGCCCGCTTTCCTCATCTCCTCGGTAACTCCCGTCATATCGGAAATCATGTCGGAGATAAGATCCCGCGGTAGCTTGAGGGCGTCATAGAACGCCCGAGCCGCGGGGATGATTATGTCGGTAAAGAGCGGGCCAATTCCGGCTATGACGTCCCGGAGCGCGTCAGATTCTCCAACCCACTTAGAGAGCTTCGATAGCCCGTCGGCGAGTTGCGGCCCGAATTGCGTAGCAAATTCTTTCCCGGCTTCGGTGATCGCGGCGCCGAGCTTCGCCCAGTCCTCCCGAAATTCCTGAGAGTGTCCGAGGAGCGAGCCCATGAGGAAGTTGAACGTCTTGAAGATTCCAAACGCGGCGCCAATTCCCGCAATGATCCCGGTCCCGCTCTTCGCAAAATTCGAGAGCTTGCGACGGGCGCCGCGGAGGCCTTTGGTCAAGGCTCCGGTTTTCGCTCGGACGTTTATGAAGAGGTCGCCTACGTTCGCCATAGTTCTCGCATCCGGTTGAGGTTCCTGGCTCGCTCGAGCTCCGAATCAATGCGGGGAAGGTCCATCCATGTCATGAGCTCGGCGGCGCTCATACGCTCCAACAATTCTCCGACGGTCATTCCGAGCCGCTCCGCAATTGAGAACGTGAGCCGCTCGGCTGGTGTTAGTCCCCCGCGGCGCTCGGGTGGATCAGCTTGAGGCATCGTTCGGCGAGCGGGTAGAGAATGTCGGCGGGGAGGGCCTGGGCCTCGGCCTCGCTCATGCGGGGCTCGATGGCACACGCGGAAACGGCTAGGGCGTGCTGCCGATCTTCGGAAGCCTTGAGGAGCTCCGGCACCACGGAGGCCGCGGGGCTCTGGAGCTTCACGGGGCCGCCTGCGGTCGATACCTGAATCTGCCGCGCCTTCATCAAATCGGAGAGTTGCGTCAATGGAGGATTCCGAAGGTGATTGAGTAGACGATCACGCCGTCGATTTCGCCCGAGAACGTGAAACCCTTGACTACGGCGGCACGATCGCCCCCGAAGGTATCGGCGCCCGCTACTCCATCGTCTACAAACGTCAACGCAAGGGTGCCGGTTCGCTGGACAAGAAGCCCCTCGAGGGCTGCCCGCGTGATCGCTGGCGACGTTCCCACCTGGTCGGCGTCCTGGTCATAGACGCACTCGAAGGTGAATTCCGTCGCCTCGGCGAATCCGTACACCACCTGACGGCGAGTGCTCGCGGCGGTCGTTACGTCGATGGCGGCCCGATCGTTCCCCGCCTCGGAGAAATCGCGGACGTTGAACTTGTAGACGACGGGCGTACCCGTGTCGTCGGTGAATGTCACGGTGGCGCCGTTATAGGTCTGGGCCATTTATCAGCCTCCTGCAAAAGTTGCGGTCACGGTTGAGCGGTAAACGAGTTCCTGAGATCCGTCGTAGGGGTCGCCATAGTCGCGGTCGATGGTGATCGAGCGGGCGGCGGTCTTTGTAGCGATCGCGGCCACGACGGCCTCCGCGAGCGTGTCGGCCTCGATATGGGTTCGGGCCATGCACGTTATTTCCACGGTGGCGATCCGGAGAAGATCACGCCCGGCGGTATCGGATTCGATTTCTTCCCGCGGGATCTGAAAAATGATCGCGGGGAAATCGTCGTCGTGGTTCCTGGCGTATGGGCTGATGCGACTCCCGACAATCGCGGCCACGGCCGCATTGCCAGAGAGAAGCGAAAAGGTAGTGGTGGCGAAGCTCATAGGATTACCACGCCTTCCCGATCACGCCTTCGACGTCCCTCATGGACACCTTACCCTTGGGGTTAGACGATGCGACGTCGATGGCGACGGAGAGCGCCTCGAGGAATAGGGCCTGGGCCTCCCGCTTCTTCGCCTTGAAGGCTTCTCCGCGGAAGTGCCGCCCGGCCACGCGGCCGTTCTTCGTGTTGTAGCCACGCTCCACAAACCACGCCGCCTCCATCTCGGGGTGCTTCGTGTTGTAGTCTGACCGGGCCGAGATAGACCCGTCCCGGCGTTGCTTCACCTTCCGAAGTCTGTACCCGCCTTTCTTGGCGGCTCGCTTCCGGAAGGCTGGAGGCTCCATCGGGGTCTTGTAGCTCGCGGTGGCGACTCGCCTGGCGTTCTCTTTGTTGACCACCTTGAACGCGGCGCCCGCGGCGGCCTTCATGGCATTTCGCGGGGCGTACTTCTCAAGCCCGGCAAGCTTCCGCTGTAGTCGCTTGAAATCGATCTCGAATTCGACGGCGCTCATAGGTCGGCCACCTCGCAGTCGAGTTGCAATTCGTGGTCCCGCTCGAGCACGTTATTGACGCCGACCTGGAGCGTGAGGGCTCCGAATTTGATTCGGGTCGTGTAGTCCACGGCGGCCCGGAATCTCATACGTACCTCGTACCGCTCGAGGCCCGCCGCGACGATATCGCCGTCCATGCTCTTAGATTGTGAGACGTTGCGCACCCGCGCCCATACCTTCGGCTCGGTGGTGGCATACGTGTACACCCGCTGCCCGCTGCCGTCATCGGTTGCGGTCGGCTGTTGGATCGAGACGATCTGGCGAAGCTGTCCGGCTTGCATCACGTCACCCGCGGGCCGTAGCCCTGAAGAATGCTATTGATGGAGAACGGTAGAGCGTGCATCTGTACCGGGGTCGCCGCTTCGCGGTTCTCAAAATGCATCGCGGCGAGCTCAAATACGGCCACCTGTAGCGGCGACGGAATCGAAGCGTAGCCCGCAGCGTAGGTGACGCGGTACGTTTTCGTCGATCCCCAAGCGCTCGCGCTCAGGCTTCGGAGGGTCGGCCACCCGCCGACGAGATCGAGCTCGTAGGCCGTGGCATCGACGTCGGCCGCGTCGGTCATATTCCGTACCACGGTGATCGAGTTCACGGGTCCGGACGAGAACCGGAACGGCTCCGGAATCCCGCGAAAGTAGTCATAGAGTGTGGAGGATCGGAGCCGAATTCCGGCCTTGTTCTCGACGTCCACGGCGGCGGCGTAGAGGGCTCGACGGAGCGCCGGGTCGTGGTCCCTATCGGATACGCGCACATGATCTCGAAACTCGTCGAGACTGAACGGGAGCACGGATTCGGTGACTACTTGAATCATGAGAAAATAGAGGGCGCCGCCGCGGTCGAGAACGACGGCGCCCCCCGAGCTAGTGGCTGATCAGCTTGCGGCCATCTTGAGAACCACGGCGGCCTCGGGACGAATCCAGCGCCCGACGGATCGAGCGTAGGAATTGCCTTC